TAAATTACGTGCATGTGCATACAATCAAGGATGTTACCTTGAAATGATGGAGATACGTGATAAAATGATAGAGTACGTTAAAACATTACGAAAATGATAGTTCATAGTGCTATTTTAGATCACAAACAGAAATTAATAGTCAAAGACTCATTAATCATGTATGTATGTCAACTGCAAAAGCAGTATTTTCGTGATGGTGCAATACCATTTAATGAGTATGAAAAGAAAATGAAAGATATAGAAGAGATAACTGAAGCATTACACTTAAAAGACCTTTATAAACATCAATGACAGTACAAGTGTTTAGTCCTAAATGGTTTTTTCATGATACTTTATCAAAAGAAGATCAAGAAACAACTAAAGAACTTTTTAGCGACTTTTTAAATAATGACGACAATTTCCTTAAACCAAAAGGTTGGAATTGTGCAGTCAAATCATCATGGGGACATGAAAACAATACAATGACTTTATGGCATTCATGGTTAAAATGTATTAAACCAACTATGGATAAATTTGTTCAAGAGGTCGGCACTAAGGTTGACGTTGACATTACTATGCAAAATAGTTGGGCAAATAAATATCAACCACAAGATTATCAAGAGACACATGACCATAGTGATTCTGATGGTACAAATATCAGCATGGTATATTTCTATAAACTTGCTGATGAGTCAGACTCAGGTTTTAGATTCTATAATAATGAATTTTCACATATTAGAATACTTGGAATTGATAAGGTATTAAATACACCTGATGAACAGTTAACTATTCCAAAGGTGAAGGATGGTGATATATTAATGTTCCCATCTCATTATCTACATTTTGTATCACCTCATAAAGGAACTGAAGAACGCATTACATTTAGTGCAAACTTTAAAATCACACCTGTGCCAGTTGACAAACAGTCTACTAAAGCAACAGGTAAAGACATGGACATACTATAATGAGAAAGTTCTTCAGCAGTAAGGGTCAAATCAGACTCTTAAAACACGCACTCAAAAAGAGTGAGCAAGACCCATCACTATACGATAGTGAGGAATTGCATAAACTGAAAACTGCTCTAAGGAAACTTAGGGTAGAAGCAGAGGAAGAACGTCAATTCCAAAACGGAGGATTCGGTTATGAAGAGAAAAAACTACCTTGAGGTTGATTATGACACAAGACAAGAAAAAACTCAAGAGAGGGAAGAGGATTGGGTCTCTTCTGTACTTGGTAGTCAAGACGATACAATATCTTACTTGACAAATGCAGAGTGGTAGAATTAGGGTTTATCCTAAAACAAGAAAAGCAAGAGAAATGTTTGTCTATCATATGAGGAGAGACCCTAACATGTGGATTGCAGAACGTCAAGACAAATGGAAAATTAGAAATCCTACTACAGGGATAGAATTTTGGGTACATCCAACTAATGACCCAGAGTGGAGAGTAGAGAGGTAGGCATTAATTCTTGCAACAATTAGGGTTCCAAAACATACCATTATAGTAAATAATAGTGTAGAATGTGGAGGAAAGAAAAATGTTCCCTAACTTAGTCGTAATGGAATAGTACACATTTACCCCATCATCTAATGCACAATATACTCTCAATCAATCAAATGACATCATATCATTTCAACGATAACACGCTCTCAAGTGCAGATACGGATGATCTTCAAAACGATTACTTCGATTGCTTAATCGAATGTACAACAGACAATTCGCATCCAAATCAATGTAGGAGAATATGTAGCGAAATGTTCCAGTAATTTAATTGACCCCTACACAGGGGTCTTTTTTTGTGTTATAATAATAGTAATACAAACTTAATCATGAAAATCCGACCAGTATTATTTGAATTTGATGTTCCTAATCTAAGGAGTGAGAGACAAGATGAGACATGGAAAACTGTCGCAGCAATTTTAGAGAAAGGAATATTAGATAAAGAACCGATCAAGAAATATATTAATGAAACTGCATTGCAACGTCATTTAGAATTTCATGGGTGTGGAGAAAGAGATTTATTCATGAACTGTCAAGGTAATAGTACAGTATCTAAAATGTTGTCGGTTGTATTGGGTAAGGAATCACATAGACAATCTGGACAGGATGAAGTATTCACACTCAATGGTATAGATCAAACTGTAAAACATTATGGATTTAGAGTGGAGTGCTTACCTAACTCATTATTAAGACCTGCAATGGATGGTAAAACATATCCTAACGCATTATATAAAAAGAAGTTTGGTAATACAGTTAATGATATTAAAACTATTGATGGAGAGATCAAGAAGGATGGTAAATTATTTGGATGGTTATCACATAAGTATTGTTTAGGTAAAGGAGGAGGACAGGATAATGTATTTCAAGAAGAGAAAAGATGGTTATCATGGGGTAGAGACATCTCAATAAGAAAAGATATAATTTACATTGCTTTGATTGACACAGACCTAGAAGTAGAGTATAATAAATTACAAGAAGAATTTGATAATCCTACTGGAAACATTTGGGTTGTTAATCACAAAGAATTACAAGAAAGATTAATTAAGTATTGATGCAATCAAAACAATTGTTAGGTCAGTATTACACAACTACTGACCCTTTTAATAATTCTAATGCTTTTAAAGCATGGTATAATTTAGTTCCTAAAGATGAACCTATATTAGAACCATTTGCAGGTGCAGGGAATCTATTTGATTTTATAGATGCAGCATGGGTAGGTTATGATGTTGACCCTCAACATTTTAATGTAGAGATAAGAGATACTATAAAACATTTTCCTAAAGATTATCAAGTATGTATTACTAACCCACCATACTTAGCAAAGACAATTATATCAAGAAAGAGATTACCAGTAATTGTAAAGCATGAAGATTTATACCTTGACTGTTTACAATTAATGTTAGATAATTGTGATTATGTTGCAGCAATCATACCATCAACATTTTACAATCAGAATCTATTTAAGGATAGATTATTTGCATGGGATAAATTTGATATGAAACTATTTTCAGATACAGATAATCCTGCAGGTGTAGCATATTTTGTACCTCAACGAACTGCTACTGGACTATATGTTAATGGTAAAGAATATATACCAAACATTGTTCACACACCAAAAGGAAGTAATTTTCCTATGACATTCAATCCACCTAAATTTAGTGATTATATTATTAATGGTATTGACATGGTAGATGAAGATAATATCTATTTAAAAAGGATGGAGGACGAGGATAGGAGAGGTCTTGTTGATGGTAATGGTAAATGTAAAACAACTAACAGAAATAAGTTTCCTATTGAGTCATCATATCTCAAAGATAAACATATACCTCTATTCAATGAAGCACTACAAGAGTATAGATATGAGACAAACGATTTTTATATGACAAGTTTTAAATCATTGCAGAAGAGTGGCAAGTATCGTAAGAGAATAACATTTAAAGAGGTTAGATGGTTATTAGAAAAGGTAATATTATGAGAAATACTATATTATATGGAGACTGTAGAGATACACTCAAACAATTTGATGAACAGGCAAGAAGTTGTATAACTTCGCCACCTTACTATGGATTAAGGAACTATGGTAATGAAGAGAATCAAATAGGACAAGAGAAGACACCAGAAGAGTTTATAGATCAACTGGTAGGAGTATTCAAAGAGGTTAGGAATGTATTAACTGATGATGGAACTCTATGGGTTAACTTAGGTGATAGTTATTATAACTATCGACCAGGAAAAGGTCAATCATATCCTAAACAGACAGTAAGTAAGACTAATCAAGACCTACCAACACAATGTAATAAACGTGGTAATAAATTAGAAGGACTTAAAGAAAAGGATTTAATTGGTATCCCTTGGATGTTTGCATTTGCAATGAGAGCAGACGGATGGTATCTACGTCAGGATATTATCTGGCATAAACCTAATCCAATGCCAGAATCGGTAAAGGATAGATGTACTAAATCACATGAGTACATATTTTTATTATCAAAGAACAAAAAGTATTATTATGACAATGAAGCAATCAAAGAACCCGCAAAAGACTGGGGTACAAGAGACCGCACTAAGGGTAAGTACCATAATACTGGTAGTGGGTTGGTTCCTCATAGTGGGTTATCCAAGTCTTATGACAGGAAAAATAAACGTGATGTTTGGTCAATAACAAATAAACCATTTAAGGGAAGTCATTTTGCAGTATTCCCACCTGACTTAATTACACCTTGCATACTAGCAGGGAGTGAAAAGGGAGATATAATTCTTGATCCATTCATGGGATCAGGAACTACTGCTATGGTTGCAAAGCAATTGGGTAGAGATTATATCGGATGTGAGTTGCATGAAGAGTACGGTAATTTGATAGACCAACGTGTGCCAGTTGAAGAAGTTGCACAACAGACCACAAATCCTCTACAAGACCTGTTATATTAATAGTGGGGAAACAAACCTACCAACATAAGACTTTCAAGGTTGCGGACACCGAACGTGAAGTCATTAGATGACTAAAGATTTAACTAGCATAGTTAAAACCACTCGCATACGCATTTAAGTCGAACTTAAGCAGTTGGTTATGTTTTGTTTCCTCTCGTCTATAGAACTGGTTATTCTATAGGTCAGTCCACTTTTTTTGTTTGTGGTGGACAGTTGGTTAAGTGGTACAGACCCCTTCACAGGGGTCTTTTTTATGCTATAATAAGAGTATTCAAAGGAAATTATGTTTTCAGATACACTAAGACCACACCAGACCAGAGCATACAACGCAATGACTTCTGGCAACGGTAAGGTTATCATCCCTACAGGTGGTGGTAAAACATTCATCATGATCGCTGACTGTATCAGAGAACTATCAACTAAATCAGATCAAACTATTGTAGTTGTTGCACCTCGTATATTATTAGCGAATCAGTTATGTGCAGAGTTTTTTGAACAGAACTTAGACGGTAAGCATAATCTTACAATAGAGTGTTTACATGTACATAGCGGAGAGACAGTTCACGCAAGTACACTTAAGACAGATCATATTGTTAGATGGCAAAACAACGTGATGCAGCAGGGAGAGAATCGTCTCATCTTTACAACTTATCACTCACTCAAAAGAGTTGTTGATAGTGGTATTCTAATTGATACGATTTACTTTGATGAAGCACACAATGGTACATCAAAGAATTTCTTTATCCCTATTGAGAGAATATCACACAGACCCAGAACTCGTAAGTTTTTCTTTACTGCAACACCTAAAGTATCAAGAGGTAAGAAAAGTGTCAACGGTGTAAGAGGAATGTGCAACGGTTCAGTATTTGGCAGAACACTTGAGCAAACAACTGCTCAGGAACTTATTGATGGTGGTTCAATACTACCACCCGAAGTAATACCATTTGAGACAGACAGAGTAAGAGACAGATACAATGCTCATGAAGTTGATGCTGACAATCTTAAGGATATGATCGAGGACATGACAGTTATCAATCCTAAGATTTTAGTAGCAGGACAATCAACTGCTAACATTTTCGCTATCCTTACAAGAACAGATACACTTGCATGGTTATACATGCAGGGATATGACGTTATGCACATCACATCAAAGTATGGTGCTAACATCAACGGTAAGAAAGTAGGAAGAGAAGAGTTTTTCAATACTCTTACAGAATACGGTAAGGATGAGAACAGAAAGTTCATCATATTCCATTACAGTATTCTATCCGAGGGTATTAATGTAGCAGGTCTCACTCATACTATTATGCTCAGGAATCTACCAACTATCGAAATGGCACAAACTATTGGTAGAGTCATAAGGATACATCCTAAGGACAGAGCAGCAATGGCAGAGGGAAGAGTTCCAGTAGGAGCATATGAGTTATACCATAAACCTTACGGTAAAATATGTGTTCCCTTATCAGGAAAGTACTCTCAGAGAATTGCTAAGAAAATACAGGATGTAGTTGACTATATCTTTATAGAGGGTATTCCACCCTTAGCGTACGTTTAGTGTGCCACCTATATTAGTGGCACAATTGGACTACTATTTGGTTTATCCATCCCTTATAATATTAGTATAAACAACAAACAAACATTATGACCAGACAAGAATATGAGTTATTATACTCAGCACTCAGATCATACAGAGTTTACATGACAGATGCAGAAGAGGTACTTTCAGAGAAAATTTTAGATGACCTATTCTATCCTAGTTTTGATGCACTCTCAAAGAAAACAGGTCAGGAACTAGAGGACATGGTTGACTCAGATTATGACGAGACAGGCGAAAGAACTGATGACGGTATCAAATCACTTAACTTCAGAGGTTAATCATGAAAATAGAAATCACATTTGATGAAGCATATCAGTTTATTAAACTGTATGATATTCTTAGGGATATGGATATGCCATTAACATCAAAACAAATGAGTGTATTTGAAAAGATACAAGATCAACAAGTGAACTATTCAACAAAAGTTGAAAAAGCACAAAGCAAACAACCTACTATGGAGTGGTAATGTACAGAATCACAATTCACGAAAACAACACAGGCACTATTGACTTCAAAACAAAAGAGGAACTTGAAGCATGGGTGAAAGAACCATTTTTTGAGCAAGTGGAGTGGGATTATGCTGACTATGAAGTATTCCACAGGACATTTTTCGCTGAGGAAAATGTAGGAACTGCTGACGCTAGACAACAGGATATTACAAATTGGGTATGGAAAGAGAATAGTGCATGACAGTTGTATTAGTGGCACAAGACCACTACAAATTGGACTATCCATCCATTATAATAGTACTATAGAAACAAACAAAAACTATGACCACAGAAAAGTATTGGAACATATGCGGATTTCTAAATGATGAAGAAGTCCTTAAAGTATATGACATTATTGACAATGCACTTGATCGTAAGGGTTGGATAGGTCTAGCAGACAATGGAGAGTTATCCATTCGCATCTATGATGACAATCTAAAACAGAATATAGATGCAGATACAGAATATGACCCCGAACCTTGCGAAACTGACCACCCATTTTTCTACGACTATTAATCATGGACAAAGCACTAATTAACGAACTAAAATCATTTTTAGTTGAGAGATATGTTGATAACATGTCAACAAAAGATCTAGTTCAATATGTCATGGATGATCTTGATGACCTATACAAGAATATGCCTGATGCAGAATTTCTTGATGAAGCACAAAACTACTGGGATGACAGTTTTGGTGAGGTAATTGATGAGATTCAAGACTACATGAAAACACCTTTTAAAAACCCATTAAGAGAACCATTCGAGGAGACTAACTAATGACATTTATTCAGAGATATGTATCACCTGATGTAATAGGAGTTGGTGATAAAGTCAGGTTCAAAAACAATGACTTTGAAGTCTTAATTAATTACATTAAGGGAGATAAAGATCGTAAGGGATTTATTCCAACCGAGAATTTTACTATTCTAATTGACAATCATGGTAGAAGAGTGATATGTCATAATTACAAAGAATTGGAGATTTTAGCATGAGAAGAAAAGTTGTGATTACAAATCAGGACACTTTTATAGAGTGGAACTTGACTAGGATTATTAAATCATTCTATCCATTATTAGATGATTTACAAGTTAGCATACTTGCAGAGGATTTAAAAAATGATGGAGATTGGGATTTCTTTCCTGATGAGATTCATAAAGTATTAATTGAGTATTGTTATGAAAAAGGTATCACACTGGAGGACTATGCGAAATAGTAACTATGCCACTTATATTAGTGGCACAATAGCACTCATATTAGTGTTATCATCCTCTATAATAGTAGTATAACAAACAAAGATTATGACCACTATTACAGAAACAACACTAGAGCAAAGAGTTGCAGATTGGACTCAAACATATGCTGACACTATTACAGAAAACTATCGTCAGTATCATGTTAACACTTTAAACGGAAATCTATCTGGTAATTATCCAGAGTATGCTAGACAGCAATTAGATGCCATTAAAGATGGATCAGCAAACTTGATGTACTTCAAAGTAAAATCTGGTAAGAAGTATTACAAGATAGTTCAGCAAGAATTTGAGACATGGGAAGGTTCAAAGTACTATGGAAAGTATCGTGATGCAAGTGTTCACGCATTTGTTGACAAGAAAACTGGACAAGTCTTCAAACCTGCATCATGGGCAGCACCCGCCAAACATGTAAGATTTGACATGAGAATTATTACTCAAAGGACATTATTACATAATCCTAATTTCACAGGATGGGCAGGTGGTTATCTCTACATGAGATAATCAACCCTACTAGAGGTCATCTAGTCAAACCTAACATTGCCTTGGAGCATCTAGTTTAACCTGACATTGACCTCTACTCTTTAAAAATTACTCACTAATCATCATGGCAAAAAACAAAAGAGAACCAAAACTTCCTAATCTACCTAAGAAGAACAGAAAACCAAAACCTTATCTAGTTCAAACAGAACACTTAGATATTGAGTTTATATCCAAAAAGGTTTATAAGCAATGTTTAGAGCATTGTGATCTCATGGGAGTGAACTTAGAACATTATATGCTAGAGTTCAATATTAATGAAGATAATGTTATGCCAGTTTAATTACTGGCACAAGAACACTACTATTTGGTTTATCCATCCATTATAATATTAGTATAAGCAACAAACATTCATGACCAATTACGAAGCACTACTCACTCTCATAGGAGACATCAATAACAACTTCGCTCATTTAGAGGACGAGGATTCTTGTGATGTATGTGATGGGGACATCAAATTGCTAGACAAAGCAGTCAAAAGATTTAAAACTTCAGTATGGGAGAATCAACTAAAATGATAACACCTCGAACACCTCGTAAAGTCAACCTCGAAGATTTCGATATTTATTATCTAATGAATCAGGAAGAGAAAGAGCAACTTACTGAATTATTATGTGAAGTTGTTGCTCGGTCAGGATATTCACTAGACTATTTTGACTATGATATAAAAGGTACAGCAGAAAAGACCGATTTTAAAAATGGAGATTCAAACTAATGAGTCATGCAATTAACGACCAACTTCTTGAAACACTATATGAAGAAGTTTTATCCGAACTATTTGAAAAATACAAGTGGGATGTGATCTCTCGTAAGACTATAGAGAGCGAAGCAGAAAAATTAACCTATCAACGATTTGAGGACATGCAATGAAACCAGTTAAGAAAAAGGACAATTTTGAAATTTTCAGCGAGTGGTTAGATACTTGCCCTTTCGAGGAGTGCAATTATATAACAACTAAAATGTGCTATAATCCTAAAACTAAATGTATGGAAGTATCTTTCCCCATACCCAAATTGAAGAAAATCCATAAAGACTATTATACAGACTCACTAGCAGAATTTTATACATGAGTGTGCCAGTGATATTAGTGGCACAAGAACACTACTATTCTGGGATTCTATCCTTTATAATATTACTATAAGCAACAAACAAATTATGCACAACTTCAGAGAATTTTTAGATTACTGCATGGATTTCTACAATCCATCATCAGGTTTATATCCTATAGATGGATTAACCAGAGAAGAGTTAGCACTTGCGACTCTCAACTATCTTGACTTGTGTGCATCATGCGACAACATCACATGGGGTGATGGTGATTCACTAGACAGAGAGAGAGTAAGAGATCAACTAATTGAAACAAGATCTCATAATCAGGCATTTGAAGATCTTATTGTTAGAGAGGGTTTAACAAAATGAAACAGCAATCTTACATTCTCACCCATATTGACCCATATCTCTCAGATCAACCGAAAGATCTAGAAGACAAAATTTTTGATGCTCTCGGTGTATGGTATGCCGAAAATTCTGAAGACCTATGGACTAAAGTTGAAAAATTCATGTATCCCTATACAATAAAATCACTTGAGTATGACTTTAACAGACCACACGCTCTAACAGCATTTATGTAGTCCAGTTGACAAACTGGCACAATTAGACTACTAATTGGCATTATCATCCTCTATAATATTAGTATAAGCAACAAACAAAGACCTATGAACAAAACTCAAACAGTAATGAACAGAATCGTACAAGTTGACAATTTTCAGAATATGGCATGTTGTTGTGCTGACTGGAATGAATTTGTAATAGAGTTAGCAGAGTGGGGTGTTGACGGATGTGCAAAAGTTGATTTTGACGATCCAGAATTAGACGTTCCTACATTAGATGCTTTCATACATGCAGAAAACGGATATGTAAGGGAGGTTGCATAATGATACCAAATTTATATGAGCAGATGTTTCAGACAGTTCTTTCAATGCATTTTGGAAGAACATTTTGGTTAGACGAAAATTGGGAACTGTATTCAGCACCAACTTTTAAAGATGGTTCAACAGACTGGGAACAGAATGGACTTGTATCAGAGTGGACAGATCTCGAAGGTCTCAATATGGATGCACTTTTAGACATTCATAAAACTTTAATTGTAGAAAAAACTAAGGAGGAACTTCGCAATGTGTAATCGACAAAATACAAAGATGCTTGCCCTCGACCCATTGGTATATCAAGCATTATTGGAACAAGATGAAAAAGATCGGCAATCATTACGTCAACCTAGTTATTACTCAGAGGATATAATTAGTCCTCGTAGATAATACTTATCCGAGTAAATTCGCACCGAATGTGGTTGCTCGCCCGATTTTTTACCATTATAAGTAATAACATAATGAGGATTATTTGGGTATTATGTCAACAACTTGGACATTAATTCCTTGGAGTGAGTTAACACATAGTGTAGACACATTACAAGCATTAGATAACAACAAACCAACTATGACTTACCTCGATTTGTATCAACAATTATCTGAACTTAACAGCGATCAACTAACACAAACTGTCAGTATATATGACAAAGATGTAGAAGATTTTTCGCATGCAGATTCTACACTAATTAACATTAATGACCAGATACATATCGGGATATAATGTTAATGAAATATAGTGAATTTATCTTAGGAAAGTATATAAAAATGCCCAAAGAAGGGGAGGGTTATATTAACTTTATATGTAAAGATTATATCACACTATGTTTAAATGAAATACCCCATAATAGTGAGTATGCGGAACATGCAATATTACCATATAGGCAAGTGTTATTGTTAATTTATAGAGCAGATTGGGAGGAATTAAATGTTATCGAAGGGCGAAAGAATAGGTATGCAAAATAATAAGAATTCTAGTGATAATAACGACTTTAAGATAATAACTAAGGAAGAAGTTTTGTATGTCTATGTAACATTAAAGGAATTAACAATTATCATCTGGGAGTATATCAGAGAGAAGTATTTAAAGAGGAAAGATACAGATAAACCCCCAAATCCGCAGAATTAAGTATAAACAATAAATGGTTAATTAAATGTATAAGTGTTTATATACTATAGGATAGTATCCTTCCGTAAGTTATACTTTTAGCGTGTAAATACCCATCTGTCAAGTACTATTAGTAAACGCACATTTTCTTGACAAGTTATAAGAATTATGGTACAATTAACCTTGTAGAGGTTTAAGAATACTAATGCTATTTCTTCCTGATAAGTATCAACAATTGTGGGATAATTTCCCCACTATATGTAACGAATTAAAAGTGGAGTTATGTCAGTTTCTTCTTGATACTGAGCAGACACACTATAATGAGTTTATCGAAAAATACTGTAACTACTTCCTGGAAGAAGGTTACTGCTACTATGTGCCAATAAAATAAGTGTCACAGGGATTGGTCACACCTGGTAACGCCTTGTTATAATAAGTACATAACAAACAAAGGAACATTTTAAAATGAGACTAACACCAATCGCAGCAAACCAGACAGAAATCGAAACAGCAGATGCTCGCATTTTCTTTTCTTATTCCACACCTGTTGCTGCTTACATTTTTGGTGAGGGTTTTGTAAGATCTGAGAATTTCTTCTCAGTCACTACATCTCGTCACATTAATAAGTGGATCGGAGTAGACAGTAAAACAGACACTACAAAACAGGTTCCACAGTCCAGACTTGACAACCTTGCTTAAATATACTATAATAGGGGTAATCACACCCCTTTTTTATTACCTATGACTTAAGACTTGCCCACTAAATATAAACAATAACAGTCGAGATCGCAGTCACTGTAAGGGTTCTCGCGGTATCTGCGGGCGGTGTAACTAAAAACGCTTAAGTCCCTAACCTACAAAGGTTCCCCAGAGACAGTATATTATTCATATTAAAGTTAACTTTCTATATAAAAAAATTCCCAGAAAAAAAATGGCATCAATACCCCACCAAGAAACAAGAACATGGGCAATGCAACAACTCATGCTTAAGGAAGGATGTTTATACACTAGCATGTATGAATGTGCCCAACAATACACTGATATATGGGGTGATTTACAAGATAAAGAAAAACTATATAAGTCATGGGAATGCTTTTCAACAAGAATACCTCATAATAGACTATAATGGATACACTTAATATGTCAAAAAGATTCACCACCACTCTGCTAGAAGATGACTTTGGTGACCTCCAACTTACTATTCCTTATGATATATGTGAAGAGTTTGGTTGGGATCAGACTACAGAGTTTGAATACGAGATGTCAGACGATGGTTCTATACACTTTAAACCTTTAGATAGATGAAATACGTACTCTTTAACGAAGAGTTTGTTCCCCAAGGTAAATTCTCTTCCATACAAGAATTAAGGAACTATCTTTGTGATAGAAAGTACGAACATGATTGTGATAAAGATATCTCATGCACATTTGATTACATTAAAGGTATAAAATGGCATTTCGAGATAGTAGAATGAGTGAAAAAAAGAAAAAACTAAATAACCTTGTAAAGGTTTCTGAAACAGATAGGTTATATCACCCAAACCCACAACAACTCTGGGAAGAGTATCATCGAGTAATACTTCCTCCTATACGTGGTACGAGAGATGAATAAGATATTATTGAAGATATTAGAACCTATAGTCCTAGTAGGAGTGATCATAGGATTCGGATTTATATTCCTGATAGAAACATTGGATCTATTTGTAGTTAGACCAATCTATCAAAAGTTGTTTAAGAAAAAAAGGAGGCGACGCAAACGTGGATGATCCAAAGATCTGTCCTATATGTGACGCAAGATGGTTAGAAGGACAGTTATATTGGAATACAGGACGAGAAGCATGTCCACATGACCTTGCAGGTATGGTATGTAATTGTATCAAACCTAATTTCAAGTGTGTGAACCCATGCAAAGGTTCTACCTCTGGGATTACATGGAGACATTCAGAGGAAGAAATAGAAGAATTCTTTAACAGTGTACTTGACAATGATGAATAGATAGTCTATAATATAAAAAAATATAGAACTATGGCACTACATATGCGTGAAATACTTATCAGAGCAGTCCTTGCACATGCTCACGGTGAGATAGAGAAGCATAAAGCAAATGTAAACGTATACCTTGAGAATCCTGCAGGTATCGGAGAGCATTCAGATATTACTGAAGCAATACAAACTGAGTTAGACCACATATCCCGTTACCACGATCAGGTCGAAGTTCTCAACAAATACTTTGTTAGTAAGACATGAGTGAGCAAGAAATAGACCCATATGCACAAGCATTGAATACTGTCAATGAATGTATCATAAAATTAGCAGAAAGAACGCAAATAATAGAAGAATATGTTGCAGAAACACCATCTTTGGATAAAATACAGTATAATCCGAAGAATTCTGAAGAAAACTTGAACTTTTATCAAATAATTAACGATTTATACGAAAAAATCGAGATAATTGATAAAAAAGTTGATAATTTGCACCGTTGGTGCCGAAAATAGTCCAAACTACCCCGCGAGCGACCACAATTATGGCAATGTATAGAAATGGTATTCAAGTTAATGAAACCAAACCTAAGAAGACAAGACAAGGAAACGGAGCACATACAAAGTACTCTGCAACTGCTAGTAATAAGAAAAAGAAACCTTATAGAGGTCAAGGAAAGTGAGTGACGTGTTATTTCGGAAGCATAGAGTCTTTCGAGAGACGCAAGACGTAATCTTCTTCGATATATCTGTAGAAGAATCGAATGCTTCTGATCTAGTAGTGCATGATGGTGCTGCGATTTCTCCTCCAAATGACACGGTAGGTGCAAAACAGTTTTACATACACTATCATCAGACAGATTTTAACAGAGTAGTACAAGGAGAGAGGCAATTTGAGTTGGTAAACTTCGATTGGAAGTATCCATATCATATTGTACACCTCAACCGTACGTCTGGTGCACTCGTTATACCCACAAAAACCTACCATAGGTCAATATCTGGAGAGAAAGGATCAATTGTAATCAATCAATCCAGTAGAACTGAAGGTTTTGATCATGGTACTGAGTTTATTCCAGTCTCTGCTGCCGAAAATAAGAAATTATACGAGATACTTAAACACGAAAAACCAGTTATCCACACACTCGGAGAATAATGCAGGTTATTAATGACTTTTTAGATGACTATTATATAGATTATCTTTCTGATACTGTCACCAATCCTCAGTTTGAGTGGAGGTATCACAATAATATCTCTAAGTTCATACCCCCTAACCACGCATCTCTTCGGGATATGGAATTTTTGTCTGGTTTATCTAATGTTCTCTTTGATACTCAGAACAATTTGGGGTTTCAAAGGGAGATCTGGATACCTGCTGTCTTGAAGATAGAAAAGGAACTGGGTGTACAAAAAGGTAGTCTGACAAGATGTAGACTAGATATGACGTTAAGAGCACCAGAAAAGACTATGCACACACCACATACGGATCAGAACTATCCTCATTGGTCTTGTATACTATATCTAATAGATAGTGATGGTGATACCGTAATATACAACGAAGATAAAGGAGCAAAAGAACTAACTATATTACACTCAGTAGAACCTAGAAAGAACAGATTGGTTATCTTTGATGGAGATAAGATGCATACAGGTCATTCCCCATTACACCATCCAAATCGTATTCTAGCAAACTTCAACTACATGAAATGAACAATTACGGATTAGAAATAGCATTTTGGGTAATATTATCCCTTTTTGTCCTTACAAAGTTAAAAGTATTCAAAAAGTAGCATAAATACTTTTAGGATCCAAAAGGTAACTATGGTCGTAAAAGTAGACAAAAGTGAAGAATTTGTCAAAAGTGGCAAAACTTTAATAAGTGAGTATCCTGTCAAAAAAGAAAAGGATGTAAAACCACTTAGCAAATGGCGTTAAAATCAATTAGCGGAAAGGATGTAAACCTGAGTCGTGCTTTTAAAGATATAAAAGTAGACTTTGCAAGGAATCCTTTTACACAAGATGTATCTCAAGTATCTAATGACAATGCTATTAAGCAGTCATTGAAGAATCTTGTGATGACACAACCTGGTGAAAAGTTATTTCAACCCCAAATAGGTTCTGGAGTTAGACAATTGTTGTTTGAACCTATGGATGGTTTCACAGCAGATGCTATTAGAGATGACATTCTAAATACTGTTGGGCAACATGAACCTAGAATTACAATAAACAATCTTGCTGTAGTAGAGCAGTATGATGCAAATCAATTTAATGTCACTATAGATTATAATATTGTGGGTCAACCACTCGTGGAAACTGTGTCATTCGTACTTAAGAGACCCGAATAATGTCAACACCGAATAATTTAACAGCACTAGATTTTAATGACATTAAAGCGTCAATCAAATCTTACCTGAGAACTAGAAAAGAATTTACAGATTATGAGTTTGATGGTGCAACATTGAACTATCTGGTAGATGTATTGTCATATAATACTTACTATAGTTCGTTCAATGCGAACATGGCAATGAATGAGGCGTTCCTACCCTCTTCCACAGTGCGTGATAATGTAGTTAATATAGCAAAACTCTTAAATTATGTACCGAGATCGATACAAGCAAGTCAAGGAACTGTAAATCTAACTGTACAAACTATACAAAGTAGCGGATCTTACCCTTCTACTGTCACATTAAAGAAAGGTGCAGTGGCAACTGGTGGAAATTATATATGGAATGTCCTTGCAGATACCACTGCTGAGGTAAATGCCACGACTGGCATAGCAACTTTTAGTAATCTTGTACTAAAAGAGGGGTCTATAGTCACATTCCAGTACGTTGTAAACACATTTGCGACACAAAATTACAAAGTTCCTTCAGAAGATGCGGACATTAACACACTTTCCGTTAGAGTAAAGGCAAACGAATCCTCTACAACCTCTGATTTGTACAATTTAGTGGACACAATTACAGGACTTACCGCATCCACTAGGGTATATTTCCTATCAGAGGGTGAAGATATGCGGTATGAGATAAAATTTGGAGATGATTCTGTAGGTAGAGCGTTAAAAGACGGAGAAGTTGTGATGTTTGAGTACCTTGTGACCTCTGGTGAACAAGCAAATGACGTAGACAGGTTCTCATACACTGGTAGAATGACGGATACACTAGGTCAAAGTTATGCTCCTGCTTCTGTGTCACTTACAAAAGTGGCAAGATCACAAAACGGAACTGCTGCTGAGACTATTGAGTCTATCAAATATAATGCTCCAAGGTTCTACTCCTCACAATATCGTGCTGTGACTGCAGGAGACTATGCTATTCTTACTAAAAAGGTATATCCTAACGCAGATGCAGTGGTAGCATACGGTGGAGACTCTCTAAACCCTCCTGTATATGGTAAAGTATATGTTGCGGTAAAGACTGCTACAGGTGCTACACTTAATGATGCGACTAAAAAGTCTATTGCTGCAGATTTAAGAAAGTATGCAATGGCATCTATTGACCCTGTAATCATTGATCCAGAAAATCTTTACATCTACACTAAGGTATTTGTTCTTTACGATACTGGTAGTAGTTCAGATACATCTACTATCAAGACAAATGTACAGACTGCAATCAGTCAGTGGGCAACACAAACACAAATAAACAACTTTAACAGTACATTTAGATCACAAGCATACGAGAAAGCGATCACACTGTCAAATAATGCTATTACAGACGTATCTCTACAGGTCACTCTATTGAGATATATCGTTCCTGTTAGCAATCAAACTAACACATATACAATATCTACTGGTTCTGCTTTGTATAACTCCGCACCAAGTAAGACATCTCTTTCTATAGATGGAGCAAAAGAACCAATTCTACTCTCTGGACAGTTCCGTTCAGCAGATAGACCAGGTGTTGATCAACAATTCGAGGATGATGGTTATGGAAATCTTAGAACGTTCTATAATACAGGTACAAGAAAAGTATATACTAACACTTCTGCAGGGACTGTCAACTATGACACAGGAGAAATTGCCTTTGGTCCTATATCTGTTATTGGAACAGGTACAAATATTGCCACCACTGGTGTAACAATTACTGATTCAACAACTGGTGCAGGTTCTGTAAGTGATCCAGCTGCATTACCAACAGCATTATCATTACCGATTCAGTTCATTCCTGCTAACAGTTCTACCATACCTGCCTCAACACCAGGCACAATTATTAACTTAGTAAGTCCTGAAGTGACAATTTCACCGATTGGAACTGCTCCACCTCCTTCAATCCCACTAAATAGTTTGAGTCCAACAGTGTTCGACCAAACACCAACATTGGTTAGTGTAACCTAATAGGTTTAATGACAAATATTAATAAAGTCTCTCAGGCAATTGTTGCCCAGACTCCCGAATTTATCGAGTCTGACTACCCACTTTTTAACCGATTTCTTGAGTATTACTACCAATCTCAAGAAAAGACTGGTCTTGGGCAGAATATTCTAAACAATTTCCTTGGATACCTTGATATTGATAGGTTAGATGTAGGAATACTTGATGGTAAGACAAAATTAGTAGAAGCAATTGATACTACAAGCGAAACAATTGTAGTTGAGTCAATTGACCAGTTTCTAGAAAAATCTGGATCTATTCTCATAGGTAATGAAGTTATCTACTATGAGAGTATAACCAGTTCTCCAAACATTGCTCTTTCACCAGGTATTTCATACGATCAGGTAAAACTTAAGTTTGTTAACCTTGCAACTCCTATTGATGACTTTGATGGCACTACCACTCAGTTTAATCTAACATCTCAAGATAATCCAATTGCACCTCCATCTGCACAACATTTGATTGTGTCTGTATATGGCGAGGTATTGACCCCTGTGACCGACTACACGGTGTCTGGAACAACTATTACCTATGCAACTGCTCCTAGAACAAAGATTCCCTCTGATGACGCTATAAACACCTTTATCACATACCTAGATGGTTTTGTAGAAAATCAGATTGTTGGACTCGATAATATTTCAAACTCTTTTGGTGAAGGTAAGACACAATTTAGAACAACAAGTAATGGTTTAGCATATGAACCAATTGTAGATGAATATGTAATTGCAATATACGACAAAAGATTATTAATACCTAAAGTAGACTACTTTATAGATGGTGCAGACTTTATATTTGCTACCGCACCTACAAACGATAGATTTTTATCATTATACTCCATAGAAGCACCTGTTCCTTCTTTTGGTAATGGTGCGGAAGGTTTTGCACGAGTAAATGATACAGGGCAACTTACAAGTATCTCAACTAACGTAAATGGTAGTAATTATAGATTTGAATATCCACCAAAAGTTTCTATCAACACAACTACTGGATCTGGTGGTGCTGCGTCTGCATTAGTAAACGGTATTAAGAATGTCACTCTACTTGATGGTGGTAAAGGATATAGTGATACAAACCCTCCTGTTGTTCAAATAGAATCTCCTACAAAAACAGGTTCTACTCAAGCAACACTAAAAGCAACAGTGACTAATGGTTCTGTTACTGGTGTAGAATTAGTTGGATCAGGTTCAGGATATACATTCACACCTAGAATCACTTTCCGACAGCCTGGCGGTGCTACAGTTGCCACTCCAACCGTTTCTCACTATCATGGTGGATCTGGTGGATCAATCACAGGTGGTTTAACAATTACTAATGCAGGATTTGGATATACAACCCCTCCTGCAGTGTATGTTGACGAACCAACTGGAAATAATCCAATCAGAGCATCTTTCCAAACAGTTCTTGCTGCAGACGGAACTATTGCATCTATTACTACAATTAACGCAGGGCAAGGTTATACATCCGTTCCAAGAGTAGCAATTGTAGATCCTGTTGGTGCACAAGTATTACAAACAGTAGTTGACGGAGACGGAAGAGTCATTCGTATCGATATACTTAACGGAGGAAGCGGATATGATGAAGTTCCTTCAGTTTATATTGTTGATAATAGAGTAGATGGTACAGGAGCATACGCAGGTGGTACAGGTGCTACCGCAACTGCTGCGATATTTAACGGTGCAATTACAGATATTAACGTAAGTGCGTTCGGAACTGGATATTCTTCTGCAAATCCCCCTTCTGTTGTAATCCAAGCACCTACAAGTGCTGAAGCATCTGCGGAAATAGGTTTAAATGAGGTCACAGGTTTTAAAGTTAATCAAGCAGGTAAAGGATATAATAAAGCACAGTTCGTAGGATGTGCACGTGCTGCATCTGGTATCGTAGAATACACGGAAGATGGTAATGCAGTATTCTCTAATAATACTACTGCTGCTGCATCTGCTGTTGATACAGAGGTAAAATGTCTTGATGCATTATTTGTAAAACGTTTACTAGACAAGTATACACAACAGTTCTTACCTGATGTACCAGAATTAGACTATACTAAGATTGATGTTCGTACAGCAATCAAGACTATTAAAGATTTTTACTCTGCAAAGGGTACATCATTCAGTATTGCGTATCTATTCAAGTTATTATATGGTGAAACAGTAAGTATATCATATCCAAAAGACCAGATTATCAAACCATCTGCAGCAACATGGTCTATTGATACTATTTTAAGAGCAACTAAGGTTTCTGGACTTGCTACAGACATTAGAGATGGTCTTCTACAACAAGAAGCAGATATTGCGGATCCTAATGTAAGAGCTGCATCTGCGTTAGTTGAAAACTATATTTCAATCAAAACATCTACAGTAGAGATATTTGAACTTGTTCTGTCTGAAGAAACTATTACAGGAACGTTCACTGTACCTTATAAAACAAAACTTGCTGAACCATTAAATGCAACTGACTCAATCATTACAGTTGACTCTACTATTGGTTGGCCAGAGAGAAACGGTGAGTTTGTAATTGGTTCGGGAACTGTTACAGAATTAGTACAATATAAGGAAAAATCACTTAACCAGTTCATTGAGTGTACTCGTTCAGTTAATGGAGTTGTAGAGGACTGGGATTCTGCTACAGAAGTTGCATCAAACTTCCAAGTTAAGATTAATAAGGATACACCACAAGAAGTTGTGATGAATGTTGTTGGTATTGTTGATGCACAGCAGACAACTCTAACTGATACAGGTTCTTACTACTTACAAGGTGATAAACTAACAGTTTCTAAGTTAGGTGGTACTGGAACATCTCCTTTACTTACAACTTGGTTATATAACGTTAAAAAACTGATTACTGTTAGTGGTATTACATTTGGTGGTGTAAATGATCAATCTGCAACTGTTACTTGTGCTAATAATCATGGTTTGTTAGTTGGAGATCAGGTTACAGTCTATGGTGCAAACCCAATCATCTATAATGGAACATTTACTGTCACATCGAGAGATAGTGAGACAGTATTCCAGTATGCACTACCACAACCTGCATCAATCGTACCTCAAGGTAATATTCTTGTATCTGTTGACCTAAACAAAGGTAAGTCTGATACCAGTACAATTTTAAATGCAGTAGGACCTTACACTACTAATATACAGAACTCATTCTTCAATGATAATCATACTTACGTTGCATCAACTGGTATTCCAAACTATTCTATAGGTCCTTTTCCTGGTTCTGCTCTTTTACCTGGCAACCAACGTAAATTAAACAGATTCCCTGCATTACCCACTACAATATCAACTAAGTCCGCTATTTCTTCAGGTCCTATTGGTACATGGGTAAATGGTGTTTCTGTATGGTCATATAAGTCAACACAGAGTAAAACCTTTGGTGCTATTACAAGTATTGCAATTACTAATGCGGGACAAGGTTATGATGCAGCATCTCCTCCTGTTATCACTATTTCTGGTGGTGGCGGTACAGGTGCTACTGCTACTGTTATAGTTAATGGTTCTATCTCTGAGATTACAGTCACAGCAGGTGGTTCTGGTTATACATCTTCTCCTCTAGTATCAATCGTTGGTGGAGGCGGTTCAGGAGCAGCAGCGACTGCTATTATCACTAAAGGTGCTGTAAGCCGTATTTTAATCAACTCTGGTGGTACAGGTTATGTCTCACAACCATCTATCACTATTGTTGGTGGAGGCGGAACGGGTGCTGCGGGTACTGCAAGTGTTAGAGGTCCTATTAATACTGTTAATATTACCAGTGGTGGTACTTCTTATACCAGTGCACCGAGTGTAAGTCTATCTTCTGGTTCAGGAGCAGTGGCACAACCCATTGTACAAAACGGTAGAATAATCTCTATTGCTATTATTTCTGCAGGTTCAGGATATACGACAGCACCTGAAGTTAGTATTCAAGGTGTTGGATTTGGTGCTGTTGCTCGTGCTTCCATAGACACTGATGGTGAAAACGCAGGTAGAGTGACAAGTATTACTATTATCAACCGTGGTATTGGATACGTTCAAGGAACTACCCTTATCAATATGACATCTGTTGGTCAAGGTGCGATCTTTACACCTTCAGTATTTAAGTGGACATATAACTTACAAGCAACATCTACATTAGACTCTGCTAAGGGTGGAGTATTTGAAGGATATAATAACCAGTATGGTGGTGAATATGCTCACCTATCAAATCCACAAAAATTACGTTTCATTCTTGGTGATAATTTACAAGAGGCAGTTGCAGGAACTATTACTGAACAAGAAACACAACTACAACACTCTCCTATTATTGGTTGGGCATTTGATGGAAACCCAATCTACGGTCCTTATGGATATACTGATCCTACAGATCAAGCATCTTCTATTACAAGACTAAGAACATCATATAGAGTTAAACCTGCTCTTGTTGTATCCTCAACTAATCCAACTCCTGTAAGAACTGCAGGTCCTTTGCTTAGTGCAGAGGCAGCAGGTAATTTTGTTGAAGACTATGAGTATATCTTTAACCTTGGTGATTTAGATCAGTACAATGGTAGATTCTGTAAAACACCTGACTATCCTACAGGTAGATATTGCTACTTTGTTACTATTGATGCTACAGAGGCAGGTAATCCAGAATTTCCTTATGTCTTAGGTCCTAACTTTAACTCTGTTGTTGATACTTGGAACTTAAGTACAAGTGCTGTGCAGCAAAATATTCCAACTGGTGTTGTAAGATATCGTGATCCATATGAAAATGTTGATATTGATGTTGAAAGAGCACCTAACGCTTCTACTAATGCTTTAACGACTGAAGATGGTCTAATACTATTATTTGATCCAGAAGATACTAATAGAGATGGACAAATAGATGCTGACGAACAAGATGTTGCAAATCTTGGACAGTTATTTGAAGAATCACCTTTACAACTATTTGATTACTTCCCTAAAGTTAGATTTGACTCAAAAGTTGATATTGAAGTAGAAACAACTAACAAATTTGAAGATGCTAACGTCACTGGATTTACTGTTGAAAACGCAGGTATATCATATCAGGTAAATGACAGATTAGTTTTTGATAATACAAATACTGGTGGTGATGGTGCTTCTGCACGTGTATCTCGTATTAAAGGAGAAACAGTTTCTGCATATACATTTGAAAGTATAAGTGGTAATAACTTTGGTGTGCTAACAACTTCTAGTCCTCACAACCTAGCAGCAGGTGACAGTATATTTGTTGATTATACTCCTGTAATGGATAATACTAACAAACAGTTTACTGTTCGTCAATATAAAGGTATAGAAGAAATACAGATTACACAAACTGGATCTGGATATAATACAGATATTCCTCCTACAATTATTATTGACAGTACTAGCGGTCAAGATGGTGAATTGCAAGCAGTTGTATCTAGTGTAGGTTCTATCGATACTGTGAATATTGTTAATTCTGGTTCTGGATATTCAGCTAATCCAAGAGTTATATTATCACACCCACAAATCTTTAAGAAAGCAGATTATTATCTATCATTCATTAATAATAACAATTATGTTAAAGTCAACGATACCTTTGTTAACGATAGTAAGGAAGTATTCATCTGTGGTAAAACAAAAGACTCAAGTGGCAACGTCGTCGCATTCGTCTCTAAATTATCAGCAACTGGTGTTAAAGAATGGTCAAAAACTCTTGAACTCTCTGGTGGATTAAATTACGCAGAGTTTAACTCAATATATGTTGATGGTAATGATGTTTGGGTTGTAGGTATTAATAAACCTAATAGTAATATTCTTAATGCATATAATCCTGATATAATCCTCTGTAAGTATACACAAGCAGCAAACGGTCTAAGTGCCACACTTAGTTTCCAAAAAGCATATGCAGGTATCTCTGGTGGTACTCGTGCTGACCATATAACAATAATTAAAAAGTATAGTTCTACTCGTTATATAATCGGTGGTTATACAAATACAAACTCAGCAAATCCTGATGATGCCTTTATAGCATCTATTGATACTACAGGTAATTTTGCAATTAAGAGAAAATTTGCTTCTGCAAACAAATCTGAAAGAATCACAGATATCATCTGCAATTATAACCAAACAACAGGTTCACAGGATGTTTACTTCTGTATGGAGACTGCATCTACAGTCAATGCTTTAGATGTTGATGTTGCTGTTGGTAAGTGTCAAATTGGAGTCAATGCTATTACTGTTGACTGGATCAACACTTATGCTAGTTCTTTACATTCTATGATAGACACTAGCATTGCCATAGATGAGTTCAATGAAGTTTATATTAATGCTACATGTAGACAAAAAGCAAATGATACTGATAGAGATAGTATTTGGGTTGGTAAAATTGATAGTGCAGGTGCATTAATATGGAACTATCGTTATCTAACACCTGGTAGAGATGTTACATCTGCAGGTAAGTCTGCTATTGACTTATTTGGTGATCTTAATATTGCATATACTAGAGATAATAATACTAATGAGTATAAGACTGTTGATGTATTAAAGATTGGATATGATGGATTAATTAAAAATCATACAACTACAGAATTTACTGCAGATAATATAGAAGGTTTACAAATTCATGGATTAGATGTTGATACATCTGGTGATGTTCACACATTTGGTCAGACATATTGGAATAGAAATGAGTTTGTTATACCATTTACATCTAGTGCTCTTACAGACACTACAACACATTATACTGCTACTCTTACAAATACTGGTGATTCATTCAGTTATGATGCTACAAATGGATGGGGTAAGATACTTGGTGCACAAACATCTGCACCAACTGTTTGGACAAATACTAATATTAAATTTGCAGGTTCAGACTTAGGACAAAAACTTGCAGGAGATTGGACATTAGAATTCTTTATATTCAAGGATGCTACAAATAGTAATTCATTCTCCCAGCCTAAAGAGACATTAATTGCCATAGGTGATGCTACAGTAGCTACTGGTGGACTACATTTATACTATGATCAGTCCTCTGCAGGTCCGAGTGGTCCTTTGACGATGACTATTACTAATAGTAGCACAAGTATTAACTCTGCAGGTAGTTCTCTAACATCATCTCAAACAAACTTATTTGCAGATAATACATGGCAAGCAATTGCAGTGACTAAGAGTGGTGATACATTTAAGGCATATGTAAACGGAATAGAAGTTCTTACTGGTACTATATCAGGAACATCACTAGGTGCTAAAGATCTATACTTTGGTAATATACCTGGTGCAAATGGTACACTAGGTCAGTTTAGATCTAATGAACAGGGTCAATATCATATAGACCATTTACGTTTAAGAAATAGAGCAATCACACCAACTGTACCAAGTGATATCCTTGCATTACCTACTGCAGGTGCATATGGTCTTGCATACAACTGGGTTGATGATGCATGGTTTGCTGATGCAATGAGTCGTTATGATTATATTGAATATGCAGGATTTGGTCTTAAGAGTGATAGAAATGCTGATGCAGTAAGATTAGGAAATCAAGGTAAGAAACCTAATAGTGGTATAACCTTTGCAAGAACTGCTGTGACAGCTGTCACTGGTTCACCTCTTACAATCAATGTAAATGGTTATGCTCTTGGAGATGCAGGTTATCAGTCATTAGACTTTGATGATAGCACTACAACTATGACTGAAGATACTGAGACATTGACTCATGTTCAAGATATCTGGAGTTCTAGAACTGCTACTGTTCCTTCACCAGGTTCACAAAAATTACAAGTCACTGCAGTTGTTAAGGATAGATACTACTTCAAGGTCACACCTACAGTCAAGATTGATAATGTTCAAGAATTGACTGTCAACCAATCATTTAACTTTACTGTTGGTTCTAAGTTAGTATTAAACAATTCTTCTGGACAGTTTGTTAATAGTGGTTATATTATTAGAAAGGATGATGCAAATAACAAGGTTTACTTAGCAGTTAACAATAATGCTTGGAGTAATGATCTAAACACTGGTCAACTATCTACTGCACAATTTAATGAACAGTCTAGTTATGGTATTACTGGTGCAATCCCTGCTGATGTTAATGAAATAACAAATTATACATTTGCAGAAATTAATAATCAAACACCTGGCACATTTATCATCAACTTGGATGGTTTTGATTTAGATGGTACGATAGCAGATATACCTGCAACAATTGCTCTAAGTGCAGCAGGTACTGGTTATCCTAATACTGGGGATAGTGTTGCTACAACTACAAGTAATGGAGAAGCATCTGGATTATTAGTTGACTACACTGCATCTGGTGGTGTTATACAATCCATCTCAATTGACTCAGGTGGAGCTGCAGGATCTGGATATAAAGTTGGAGATGAAGTAGTAGTTAGTGGTGGTAATGGAGATGCCAAATTTACTATTAACTCTTGCACAGGTAATCTAGACTCATTCGCAACATTCAAACCATATGCTGATGCTGACTACTCTGTAAGAATAGATCAAGTTTCTGGATCATCTGCATATATTGTTGGATCTGTAGTTACTATAGGATCTGGTGCAATTACATGGAATAGTGATTACTCTCAAGCAACAATAACTGGATTAACAGGTGTTCTTAAAATTACTCTAGTTGCTAATCTAACTAAGATTCTTCAAGCAACTGCTGTAGCAAATAGTGATGAAGTGTATGTTATTACTAACACAAGTCATTACTTGAGTACAGGTGATATGGTTTATGTTGATGGAAACCCAACACAAACTATTGGTGCCACTTCATACGATGAATATGATGGTGCATTTGCTGTACAGACTGTTGTAAGTCCTCTTGAATTTACTTACAAGTTAAAGACAGCTGCTCTAACTTCTCCTGCTACATCAGCATCTGCTGTAAGTATCTTTATTAAATCACCTACATTAAAGATGTATTATGGTCATCAGTATTTGTTTGACCTAAGTCATTCATCTATGACAGGTGGAAACTTATCATTTGCAAAAGATAATCTATACAAACTTGAATACTCATTTAACTCTATAGAAAGAGTTGGTACACCTGGTGTTACTGGTGGTGGACAACCAACTCCTACAGTTAAACTTAAAGTTGATAGAAGTATAGTAACAAATATATCATACTACTTCGATCCATCAAGAACAGGCACTGATAGTCCAGTGGTACCTGGCAGCTACCTTGATGTTGTAGATTCTCCATATAACGGAACATTTGAGATCAGTTCTATTGCAGGTGCTACTATTACTAAGGGTGCAGATATACTCAAATTCCCATTAGTTAATGAACCAGAAGGTGCTGCAACTATATCACAAGCATCTTACATGACAAGTTCCACTAAAGCGGTTGGTTCTATTGGTGATATTCGTATTGTTAATCCTGGCGGTTTCTATACTAAGTTGCCTATAGTTAGTGGTATTACATCAAGTAGACAAATAGAAAGAGTACAAATTAATGCACCAGGTACTGAATATGCAGTTGGAACATATAGTGGTGTATCAATAACTGGTGATGGTGAAGGTGGATTTGTTTCTATTACTGTTGCAGACGGAACTGACGCTGCAGGAGCAACAATACCAGGTCAGATAAACAACGTTGTTGTCACATCACCAGGTAAAAATTATACTACAGCATCTATTGATATTAATGCTATACCAGGTATTCTTGGAACGGGTTTGACTGGATCAGGTGCTGAATTAGTAGTTGTTATACCATCTGCAGGTACAGGAGCATCTGTATTTACTAAAGGTGCTAATGTTGGTAAGATTAAGAAACTTAAGAACAATAACTTTGGTTATGATTATCCACATGATTATACGCTACGCCCTGAAATATCTTTCCCAATAAACGCACAGCTTACTTCTACAAGTATACTTGATAGTATTACTATAACAGATCCAGGTACTGGATATTCACAGGCACCTGCAGTTGTTATTACTGGTGGTGGAGGTTCTGGTGCTATTGCTGAGGCAACAATTAAGAATGGTAGATTGGATGTTATTATTGTAAAAGATCCTGGTGCAGGATATTCATCAACTCCTACAGTTAATTTAAGATCTTCATTTAACTATGTTATAAACCTTGACTTAGGATTACTACAATTTGCTTTCCCACATGGTATTGCAAATGGTTCTGCAGTCACATTGAATGTTGTTGATACAGGAGATGGTGCTGATTTCCCACTATCATCTGGTGCTACAGGTAGATTGAATAGTAGTACAACTTACTATGCTATATCTGGTACTGCAAACTCACTAGAAGATGATCAATTAAAACTTGCCATTACTTCTGCTAACGCTGCACTTGGTGATGCTTTATCATTCTCTAACGCAGGTACAGGTCGTCAACAAGTATTAACTGAATCATTCGGTGGATCTGCTACTGCAAACGTTATTACATCAACATTCCTAGAAGGAGAACTTGTATATCAAGGTGATTCACTTGATACTGCAACTGCACAGGGATTTGTTTCTACTAACTCTGGTTGGCAGGTAGGACCTAGAATACTTAAGATTGTTGATTACACTGGAGACTTTGCATCAAATCAAAGACTTACTGGTGTTATATCTAAGTCTTCTGGTATTATTACTGATCTTAAGATTGCTCGTGGTGTTCTTGAGATTGGATCTATTACCAAGACTACTGGTCAATTTATTGATGACGTTGGTAAACCTTCCGAGATTATTCAGAAGATTCAAGACTCTTACTACTATCAGGACTTCTCTTATGCTGTTAAGTCTTCTACTTCTATTAGTGAGTGGAAAGAGATTCT